TCAACGGCGTTCGGCAATGGCGGCGTTGAGGACTGACACCCCGCTTGCATCAGTGCAATCGTCAATATACACAGGCCGCTCGATAATTTTTTGTACCACTTCACGCTGCACTCTCACTTTCTCGTCTCGTTCGGACTTGGTTTGTTGATATTCCACGCTGGCCGCCCGGGCAGTTTTTTGATGCTGCTGATGCTGCTCTATCATCTTGGCCGTGATGGCTGCCGTGGCCGCACCGTAGCCCGCCCGATAGCGCGACCTGCCGTATTGCACTTCGCCGCATATCACGGCCAGTACCGCCACACTGACGAGCAGTGGTTTCCAGTATTTCAAAAGTAAATTTGGCATATATCCCTTTCGTTAAACAAATTATTCGGATAGACTTTAAATTAGGGTTTTGCTAATTTCTTAGCGAAATTGGTTACAACAAACTGAAAGGATTGAAAAATGTTGAGCGCTCATGACGTAGCAGACTTCTTCCTTTCTCCTGTTGCAGAGGAGGAAGGGGAGCAAATCACCAACCTCAAACTGCAAAAGCTGTTGTATTACGCGCAGGGATATTCCCTTGCCATTCTCGGTCGCCCGCTGTTTGCCGATAAAATCGAGAACTGGCCACATGGCCCGGTTATCCCTTGCGTGTATCAAACCTACAAACAATACGGTGCAGGCTGGCTGCCGGTTACTTATTTGGATCTGGACAAATACCAAGCCGACGAACTGTACATCCTTAACCGCGTCCGTACTGAGCAGGGGCGTTACGCTGCATGGGCATTAAGGGAGAAGACACATCAGGAAGTTCCTTGGCAGTCTACCCTGCGCGGGCAGGAAATAAGCTGGGAACTCATACGTGACTATTTCCAGCAAATCCTACCTAGGGCTTCATTCAACTACGACCTAAACCGTATCAAAGAACGCGTGGAGGGCGATTTCGTCAGCGTGCCGGAGTTCGACAATCCTCAAGATTTGGTGGCTTGGATGGGGCACTAAATGGAAGTGCTGTTGTCCAAGCAGTTTAAAACCGAGCTGAAGAATTTCCCAAAGGCCGACCAAGAGAAAATCGCTTCGTTTATTCTGCATGTTCAGCGCCAAGGAATGAAAAACCTACCCGGTAAAAACAAACCTTCCCACGATGTGCCGCACGATGACCCGCAATGGCTGGACAAAGTAAGCTATGCCCAGCAGCATAACCTTTGGCACTACCATATAGGTATTCCCCAATACGATACAGGCTGTCAGCATGGAGAGCAGACTTCGGAATACATACTGCACTACATCAAAGGCGACGGTTTTATCAAAATCGTTGATTTTTCCGCCCATCCCCCTTTCAAACTGCCGGCAGAAACATACCTCTACTAAACACAATTTAATTTTCAGGTAGCTCATCCCGCCCCGCACTATGTGGGGCGGTTACGTATCAATCCTACGGATGCAGTCCGAACAGATACTGCGTTTTGCCGCCGTTGCCGCGTTTGGTGGCGGTCAGAATCTGATTGCGTTCCGCCGAATTGTGGCGGCAGCCGAAATGCACCCAGCCGCTTTCGCCGCGTTCGGGGAATTCAAAAATCAGCTGGTCGAATGTGATTTCCCCGGCATCGCGCATTTGGATAATATCGCGTGCCAGTTGCAGATTACTGATACCTGCCGCATCGATATCCGCCGCCGAGCCGAAGCGGTGCGCCGAAGTTTTTGAGCCGCCCACCGCGCCGTTTACCGCCGCGCTGCGGAAGCAGGATAAAACGTGGATGCTCACTTCGCGCCCGTACTTCTTGCCCAGCCATGAGCGGATTTTCTCCAAGCGTTCGGCAGTCTTTTTGATGTTCCCCAGCTCCTGCTCGTTCGGTTTGTTCTCCAGTCCGAGCCGTCTGCCGGTGGCGCTGTTGGTCAGCTCACGGTAGGTAAAGTGTTCTGTGATTTTGGTTTCCGGTGTCATTGCCTGTTGTGTCATTTCGTTTCCTTTCCCATTTTCAGGTAGCCTTTGCCTTTGCGCCGCAATATCCCAGCCAGCAGATGGATACGGTGCGAGCGCAGCATAAAGTAGGCCGCCGCCGCCACGTTGAACATAACCTCCGTCCAATGGTGCAGCTGCCAGTTGCCCGCCGTGTGGCCGATAACCGCAATCGAGCCGCCGACCAGAAAGCTGTGAATCCAGTAATCGGGCTGTTTGGCCGTCCAGCGTTTCACGGAGAGCGAGCAGGCGGAGTAAACGAATATCGCCGCCATCGCCGCTACGTTTGCCATCATCAGCCCCAAGGTAATCATTTCCGAGCTCATCTTCTTCTGCCTCCCCATTTGTCAATCCAGCCCGCCCACAAACGGCGCAGGCCGTCGTTCAACAGCGGCGTTGCCCAAGACCAGCCCAAACCGATCAGCATCGGCACGGCGGCCTTGAACACCTCCCGCTCCAGCCCCAAGCTCAAAGCCAAATAGGCCATAATCATCGGCGACAAAGACCCGGCCAACAGCATACTGGTGATGATGACCAGCATGCCGTTCTTTCGGCTGCCCGGCTCTTTCAGGCCGTGATGCAACGCCCCGGCCACCGCGCCCAATACCAGGGCTTCCAACGGCATACCGGCCAGCGTGCCGCTCAAGCCAATCATGCCCATATTCAGCACATGGCCGGATGCGTTAGATGTTTCCAACGGTGTCATTTCTCCTCCCTTCCCATTCTCGCAATCACCGCTAAATCGTTTGGACTAAAACGCCAGCTTTCGGACAACCCCAACGCCTTGCCCACCCACTCACTACAAAACCAACGCTTACGGTTTTCAGGTAGCCCGAATACCACCCCGAACGCGCCGGGCAGGTCGTAGCCTTGGCCTTGGGTTTCCTCCCATAAACCATGCAGCCGCTCACCCACGCTGTCCGGCAGTTCAATCAAATCCCACTTATCCGCAGGCAGCGGCATGGTTTTCATGCGCACGCCCTTGTCGCGGATGCTGGCGGAGTAGCACTCGTATTCCTGCTCCCCTACCGTTTCAGGTAGCCTCACCGCAATCTCACAATGGCTGTACTTACCGCGTGTCAAAACACGGGTGAGCCAGTCGGTGGCTCTGGCACACCATACGCGCCAGCCGCTGCCGTCTCGATTGCCTTTGTACAAGGCGAGATAGATTTGGCGATTACTCATTTGCCCACCTCGCATAGCTTGTCGGCAATCGGCTTAATCTCCGCCAAGATTTCCGCCGTGCGTTTCTCTACTTCGGCGGCAGTCTGCAAACCTTTCAGCTCAAACTTACGCATCCGCAATGCGCCCAGCTTGCCCATTACCATGCGCAGGTTATCGGCTTGGGCAATGATGATGTCGGTCGCTTCGCAGGCGGTTTTCCCGGCAGGCTTGGCAAAGGCGGCCACCTGTTCCGGGGCTTCACCTTTGCAGCCGCCAGCTTTGTAATCCCTTGCCTGCCGCTCGCGTACTTCATATTCAGGCTGGAAGCGGGTAACGTGGCGATAGGCTTCATCCACCAGGTTGTTAATCGCATCCGTGCCTTTGTCGATGGCTTCAGCCAGTAATTGAGAGGCGGCGGCCTTGTCTAACGTCCATTCTTTACCGTTCCATTGGTGCAGATGGCTGGGCGCTTTTGAAGCCAACACGGGCTTACCGTCTTTACCAGGCATAATCACTTGCCCGTTGGACTGCCCGGCCAGTAAGGCAGCATGCTGCTCGTCCGTAATCCACACCGCATCTTCAGGCCATGTTGTATGGATGGTGGAGTCGTAAAAACCCCCTGTTGATTTTGAGTAATAGTGCATGGTGTATCTCCCCTAGTAACCGATGGCAAACCAGTAAAAACCTTTTAAGTCCGCAGCAGTTGAGCCTTGGAACCCGAGACCGTTAAACAACGCATCAAAGCTGACAGGCCTAATCGTGCCGACAGGGATGGTTACGTCTAGGTTTACCGAGCCTACACGCCCATCACTCCACACCGTAACCTGCGTATTCAGGCATTTATTCGGGAATGCTATCGGAAAGGTAACGGTATAAAACCCTTCACCCGGCCAGCCGGAAGCCACTTTGCCCCACTGGAGGATTAAGCCGTTGGGTAGTTTCAGGTAACCGTTATCTGCTTTCTGAGTCTGCATCGCACTAACTACCGCTTGCGAAACTGTTTGCTCCAGCGCTGAATCCCAATCACTAATTTGATTGTGGGTATGCGTGTGGTTGGTGTCGGCCTTACCTTCGGCCAGTTCATTAGCGGCTGTCGCTTGCTTTCCCGCCTTGGCTGCGGCGGTTTCCGCGGCAACAGCCTTGTCATACGCCGTTTTTACCGCCTTGGAGTTGGCCGCCACATCCTCACGTACGCTATCCACCGCCGAGCTAAGTTCCACGCCGCCCAGATTTGGATTGGTTTTAATAAGCTTCAATAGTTTTTTAAACTCCTCGCTGGTCAGCAACCGCAATGCTTCAGGCAGCGAGCGGGATAACTCCACAATCTGCCGCGCCAATTCCTTGCCTGTAACGTTGTCCGTTGCCGGCACCTGCGGAGTGCGATCCTGTAACTCCATCAACTGCTGAATCAGCATCGTCAGCCGGTCATGTACCGCGTTCAGCACATCAGGATAAAACCCGCCCTGATTGGTTAAATCCACCTGCTGCAAGGGTCGCACATTACTCAACACTACCGCCTTGCTGCCGATCGGCAATGGAGCATCCAGCCGCACCGTACCGCCCGGCTGCACATCCTGTTCGGCGTTTAGCGACACTGTGCAGCCATGCCCGTGCGACAAGGTGCGCTCCACCCCGTTTTCATTCAGCACCACTGCAATTTCAGTCGGCAGAAATACCTTGAAGCCGAACGGCAGTGATGTATTCCTGCCATCGCCTAAATACACATCACTGCGCCTGCTTTCACGTTCAATCGTCATAAAAAATACCCTCCGGAGTTACCGTGTCTATGGTAACTGCCAAAGGGTAGCTTTCGAGTGTACCTAGTTCCCTTCTTCGCTGAACATATCCAGCCCGCTCCAGTCGTCAGCTTGTTCCCCAGCTTTCAACACCCCGCGCACCGGCAAGCCGAGAGTCATGCTGATTAAAGTGGCCGTGTCGTACACCCCTTTACGTTTCTGCCGGTAGTTGGCATCCGGCTCTACCGCCTTGGCGACAGACCACGGCGCCAGCAAAGCCGCTTCCGCCATACTCAAGGCCGGCGCACCACCCAGGCGGCTGCCGTAAGCCTTGCCGTTGAAGCGGTTGTAAACAAAGGTGCCGACTTGGCCAACGCCTGGAATCATCGCCAACCCGTTCTTCACTTGGCCGTCCAGTAAGGCAGTCTTCAGGATTTCGTCGGCGTAGCCATCGCCGTCGTCATCCTTCATGCCGTAGCCGATCGCCGCAATCAGCTCCGCCCCAGCCGCCGGCAGGAAGTAGCCCATCATGAACAGGTGCGCCGCTGCCAGCTTGTTCTGGCGCAAACCGCCCTGCCGCATCAGCTTCACGAAACCGTTACCCAATAGGTTGGCCTGCATATTGAAGTAGCCCATAAACTGCGTGAACAGGCGCACGAAGGCCGTGCCGCCTTCTGCCCGGCTAATATCTTCCGGCAGGGTCGAGCCTTGGGTTTGGCGGATGGTGCCGTCAGCGAAGAACGCCGCATCTGCTTCGTTCATCCCCTGATCCAAAGACTGCCGGTAGGCCGCCGTCCAGATGATCGGTTCCATGCTGTTGGCCATCGCCTGCTGTAGGAAGTAGGCATTGCGGTTAGTCCAGTTCTGCGCCTTCTGGAATAGATTGGGGTTAATCAGCGTTTCTTGGATAAAGTCATCCATTGCCGCGATTTCATTATCCATACGGCTGCGCATAAATTCCGAAAGCTCCGCCACCGACTGCTTCATCTCTTTGTAGTTGGAAACAAAGTCCAATGATGCCGCTGCCATGTAGCGGGTTTTCACTTTCACCCCGGCCAAGAGAAAGCCGGTAATCTGCTGGATGGTGTTCACCGTATTGCCGAACATCAGAGCCATCCCCGCACGTTGCCGCATCACAGACCAGAAGCGGCTGAAGCCGCCGTCCTCCTGAATCTTGGTTACGGTACGCTGCTTGGCAGCGCGGTTCAGCCACGGCATCAGCATGGATTCCAATGCCTTGTGCTGATGGCGGTTCAACTCCGGCGTAATATCAGACAACAGGCGGCGTACATCACGCACCGGCACTTCCATATTCGAGAACAAAGCTACCTGTTCGGCGTGGCTCATCAGGCGTGACAAGTCCAACACCAGCGGGCGGTTGTATTCCACACGCGCTTTGGTAAAGCCCTTCGCCGTGGTCGGGAAGGCATAATCCATATTCTCGTTTTCTTGGTTAGCCAGTTCGCGCATCTGCCCGTCCACCACCAGATCAGCATCAATCTGCGCCGGCACATACCCGCCGCGAAACTCGCCCCACGGGGTTTGAATCGGCTTGGCGGCAATCTCGTCAAAGTAGTAACCGAACACCTCGAAATGCGCCTGCTGGGCTTTCGGTTTGCTCTGTTCCAACAAATCCCACACCCCTTGCGCAAACTGCCAATGCCGCTCTTGGATGATACCTTCTTCCTGCATGCGGTTGATAAACGCTTCCCAGCGGGCGGTATTTAGCCCGTCCAGGGTATCTTCGCCCCAGCCGCGCCCGATCAGCAGCTTGCGCAGGTTGCTATCGTTGCCGCCGTGCAGCATGGCGTGCAGCAGTTCGTTAAAGGTAAAGGTGTAGTTGAGTTCCGGGCTGTGGATTTTCGGACGGTCGAAGTCTTGCTGGATGGGTTCCAGCAAAGCCTTAAAGCCCTGTTTGAATTCGTTGGTTTGCTTGCGGTAGGCTTCCGCGCCTTGTTTGATCGGACGGTAGATGTAATTCAGGAAACCTTGGCCCATCGCTTCCGCCCAGCTTTCCACGCGGGTGGCGCTATACACTAGGCTGCGCAGGTTCCAGCCCATCTCTTCCCGCTTGCCGACTGCCTGATCTGTAGTTACACCCTTAGCGTTCGGCTTGGCTGCCCGCAACTCTTCCCGCAGCACTTCGGCGGTTTGTTCACGGTCTTGCAGCTTGCCGTCAATCCGCACTTGATGTTCACGCTTGGCCTGTTCGCGCAAGCCGGCCAGCTGGTCATGGATGGCCTGCAATTCATCCCGGCTCAATTCATTGAACTGCTTATGGTCGCCGTTGCGTTTCACATCACCCAGCGCCCGTTCCCAAGCCTGCCGCACTGCCTCTTGGTTTTCGCCCTGATATTGCGAAGCGGTTTCCAGATACTCCGCCGCTGCCAAGCCTTTGCGCGGGGCAATACCGTACAGCCCCACCACCGCCCGCACTACTTCGGTTAAGGCGGCATCGTGGGTTTTCACGCTTTTTTGCCTTGGCTTATTCGCCCACTTCTGCCACTGGCTGCGGATTTTTTCCGACTGCTGGCGGGCTTCAGTGGCCGCTTGAGCCAGTGCTGTTTGCAGGATTTGATTACGCTTCTCCGCTGCCGCTGCGGCAGTATCGCCACGTCTCAATGCCGCTTCAGCTTGGCGTGCCGCTTTAGCCGCCATGCGCCGGTAGCGGGTAGGGCTGACATCTTTCAGCTGCAGTCGGCCAATGGTACGTTGCGCCGCTTCTTTCGCCGCCGCTGCCAGCAAGGTGCGGTTGCCCACCGCTTTAGCCAGCGCATTGTATTCACGGGTCAGCACGCGCAGCCGCACTTCATTGTGTGCCGCCTCGTCTGCCGCTTCTGCAATCGCTTCCGGCGTGGCCAGTTCGCCATGCCGTTGCAGCATCAGATTGTCGGCCAAACCTTCCACCACCTGCTGCGGCGGCGGAGCCTGCGCGATGGCACGGGCCAACTCTTCGCCCGAGCCGAAGTAGGGGTTGCCGTCTTCATCCAACACCATTTCAGCAATCAGATCCGGATGCCAGCCATGCGCATTGTTTACCATCTTGCGCTCACGCAGCAGCTGGATTTCGTTGTCGTTCAAGCCTAGCTCACGCAAGCCGGCTTCATCGAAGCGCACCGCATACACTGCAAACGGGTTTTCCACATGATCGCCGGCCTTAGCTTCCTCGCGCGGCACAAAGGCCGTACTGTATTGCCGCTCGCCGCGATGCTCGTCAAAGAAGCGCTCTTCCAGGTCGCGTAAATCCCATTTACCGTTGCTGTCCAGCGGCAGGTAGCCATACTGGGCCAGCCGCTCCGCCATGGCATCAATACCCAGCCCGTTCTTGCGCCGCAACACCGGATAGCCAGCCGCCACCGCTGCAATCTTGTCTTGGCGGTCAAAGCCCCATTCACTGATCAGCTCATCCTTGTTTAAGCCGCCCAGTTTGGCAATCGCCATAAACAGGCTGTCGTGGGTTTCATCCACCCGCGGGCTGAACTTCGGCGTTTCGATGCGGCCGATCTTGTCCGCTTCGGTCAGTTTGGCAGTCAGTTTCTGCCATGCCTGATACACCGGCTGCCGCATCACTTCGCGCCGCACTTCGGTTTCCGCTTCGGTGCGGGCTGCCTTAGCCTCACGTCGCAGCGCCCGCAAATGCTTGGTGCGGGCATTGCGCCCATACTGCATATCACGCACCGCCTTGGCGGATAGCTGCTCCTGCGCTTCAGCGGTGGCCGACTGCCCCAGTGCCTGATAGTCGGCAAACTCTTCCGCGCTCATGCCTGCCGCTTCAGGATCATCAAACAACAAAGCCATACTGCGGTTCTGTTCGGCCAGCGCAATTTCCTCATCGCTGGCCAGCAGGCGGTCGAATACCCCGCGCACCTCATCGCTCAACTGTACATTCAGCTGGGTTAGGTTTTGATACACCCGCAGCATCCATGCCTTCATGCGCTGGAATACGCTGCGCATTTCCAAGCTGGGCGCCTTGCCTTCCATGACATAAGCTTCAAACCCGCGCGCCAGCTGTTCGTGATAAGGCCGCTGCTGCTCGAATGTAAGCGCATTCCATGCCTGTAAATCAGCCAAGCCCAACCAGTTCAACGTTGCCTGCATATCCGCCAAATGCCGCCGCTCGCCCAAGCTCAACTCTTCGCCGCGTGCCGCCTTCGCTTCTAAGGCATTGGCGATATTCAGCCCGGTGTGCAGGAAGTAATGCCCCAGCTCGTGGATGGTGGTGGAGAGGTCGGCATTCTCCAGCAGGGCAATGGTGTTGCTGCCCGGCATAAACGCCCCTCGTGCCTGCCCCTGCAGAAAGCCTTGCTGCTTGACAATATCCTCTCTAGTCAATATACTAGCTTTAACCCTGTTTCTCCGCCCATCGGGAAAAGTCCGAGTTTGCGGCAGGGCAGCCCTGATTCCATTCAGGGCATTTTCATTTTCAACATACACCTTGCCATTTCCGGCCAAGGCCGCCTGAACGTTTCTAGTTAAACGCTCCTCCCCGGTATAGTGCGGCATATCGTTATACGGCGTAATTGTCCGTACTCTGCCATCCCGTACTCCGACAATAATCGGCTCGCCTTTTTCAGTGGTTGCCTTAATCGCCACATTCAATCCGCCGTCTTTGTGCGGGAAAACGAAACGCGGGTCAGACAGCAAAGTAGGCAGATTCTGCACCACTTCCAGCGGGATATCCGGATGCTTGGCGGCAATCTGCTGCAATACGCGGGACGGCAATGAAACCCGTTCCGGCACGTCAAACGAACGTAGCGCCGTAGGCGTGCTGAAATATGGCGCGTAATCCTGATTGCGGCTGCTATAACCTTTAATCGCCTTCTGCCAACGCTGCGTATTCAACTCCGTCAGACTGGGTACCGCATCCTGATTCAACGCCGGCGCATTGCCGATATCGCCTACTATATTCAGCTTGTGCGCCTGCCACATTTCAGGGATAGGGATGCCCAAGCGCTGCGCCTGCGTGGCCACATAGCTGCTGACCAATGCCGCATAGTTCTGATTGGCCCTGCGGTCGAACTGCCCAACCTGTTCCAGCTGGTCGGCTATTTCCTGTTCCACTGCCTGCCGTTCGGCCTGTGCCTGCTGTTGTGCCGCGCGTTCCTGTTGCCGCGCCTGTGCTTCCAGTTCCTGCTGGCCTTCCTCTTGGGCGGCCGCTTTCTGCTCTGCCACTTCCGCCAGCGATATCCCGTCCGGCTCGAAGCGGGCAATCTGGCGCAGCGGATCGGCCAGCTCTTTATTGGTGGAAATCAGCGACACCCATTCATTCTGCGGCACTTGAATATCGCCGCCCTGTTGCAAGGCTTGGGCATACTGGGCGGCGATACTGGGCGAAGCCTTGGCCGCCGCCGCTGCCAGCCCGGATTGGTTCAATGCCTGCGCATCCAAATACAGATGGTGCTTATCCCCCACCACATCGTCTACTACTTCGCCAAAGGTTACCGGGTCGCGCTGCGCCAGCTTGGATTGCTGTGCCGCCTGGTCGATTTCAGCCTGCACCTGTGCCGCCGCTTCGGCTCGTGCTTCACGCGCCAACGCCCGGGCTTCGCGGGTGTTGCCCAGTATCTCTGTCGGCCCGGTGGCGAATTCAGCAAAGCCTTCCATCACAATATCGCCCGGTTTGTATTCGCCGGTTAATGCTTGCGCCGTGGCTTCACCGCCCATACCGCCGCCGACCTGCAATGCACCTTCACCACCTACCGCCAAAGCCGTCCTTGCCGCCCCGCCGCCACGGGCGATATTCAAGAGCTTCCCGGCGAACCCAGCCGTAGCCGCATCAAATGCGCCCACCGCCATGCCGCGCCGCGTTGCCTTGCTGCGGGCTTCTGCCATCCAATCTTGCCGCCCCAGCACATAAGTCAGCGCTTCCACTTGGCTCATGCCCTGCAACTGGTCGGCGTGTTCCTGTATGGTTTCGCTTAAGCTGGAAGCGTATTCGCTGCGGTAGCTGCCCATCCCCACCGTGGCGGCCATCACCAGCGGATGGATAGCGCCTACCGCTGCTGTCTCCGCTAAAACCGGAGCCTGACTGCCGACAGATTCTGCCGCCGTATTGAACACAAAGGCAGGGTGGGTAAAGGCGAATTTAGTCGCCTGCCAAAGCGAGCCGCCTTGGTTGATTTGCGCAAACTGCGCCGCATCCTGCTGGGCATACCAATCCGGCGCGTGGGCATCAGCCTTGCGCCGCTGGTTCAGGTAGGCAACCGCCGTATCGGTATGCGGGTTGTAATACACGCCATTAGCCTTTGCTGCGGCTGCACGTTGCTCTTGCAGCCCGCGCATAATTCCGCCTTCAGTACCGTCCACCAAAATGCTATTCGCCACTCCGGTGTGGAAGCCGCGCTGGAAGGATTCGGTTAAATCCTTCAGCCGCGAGTTTTCCACCCGCATCATGCCGCCATAGCGGTTGGTGTTTTCTTCCAGTTTAATCAGGTTATCAATATCATCTTGTGCCACACCCAGTCGTGACGGGTCGGATAATGATTGCCGCACACGGGGGGAGTTTTGTACCCGCTCTGTCAATTGTTGCGCCCGTAGTAAGCCATGCGCATCACTACCGGTATGCTGTAAAACTCTTGCAGGGATATTAGTGCTGCGCGATAGCTGATTGATTTGCGCCTGCTTCTCAGGGTTCATCCCGACAGCCCGCATGGCGGAAGCACGCCATTGGTCGAACGTTCTATTTTCCTGCCCCATTATTTACTCCCTCTCTCATATCTCATTCTGCTGCGCTGCTGCTGCGAAGACAGCAAGGCCGGCACTTCTTCGCGCACCGTGCTATTCCATAAAACGCCTTGCGACACATACTCGTTCACATACTTATCGCCGAACGTGGTGGTAATAAATTGCCACATCTCTCCGTCTGTCATGTAACGCCCATGCACCCGATAAAAGTTCTGGTTGGCCACGCGCACGTTATCCTGAAACCAATAACGTTTTTGTATATCTTCCTGTGAGGCATTATCCCCCATCGGGATGCCGTACAATCGCATAGCCTGTTTCACCATCGCCGACTCCACATTTGGCGCGGAATGCTCCCCTTCTTTCTCCCGTTGCCGCTTACGGTTAAGCAGGTCGTTAGCCTTATCCAAACCGATTACTGGCGACAGGTTCATAATCTGCTGCTCGCTCATTCCGTCCAACTGTTCAGGGCGGTACAAGTAGTCAAAGTAAATCGGGCGCGAGCGGTATTCCATCTGATCTTGCTGTCCTTTTTCTAGCCGGAATTGATAGTCGCGCATCGCCTGCATCCCAGATGGGCCAAGAGCCTGCTGAATAGCTGCCGGCAGCCGGTCAGGCGATCCGCCGGAAGCGATAAAGTCTTGCGCCATGCGGGTGCTGTTTTCCCGTGCTTCCTGCTCGCCTTTCTCATCCCACCCCTTGCGTTCATTAAAGCGCCTGCGCACGGCTTCGCGCTGCACCGGGTTGGAGATGTTTTCATCAATCCAGCGCATATATTCGGCATAGCGCGTCTCCCGTGATACTGGAACAGTTGGCTGCACTACGCTTCCTGCTGCCTGTCCGCCACCTCCCTTTTGCAAACGCCCAGATCGCCCGCCGCCGGCATTGGCCGCCACCGCTGCTCCAGCTGCGCCTTCAGTCCTCCCTTCCTTCCATCCTTCCACTACCAACATAGCCTGCATGATGGCTTTGCGCTCAGCAGGGGTATAGTCGCGCATCCGCTTATTGCGCCCGCCAACTGCTGCCAACACCCGCTGCTGGTAGGCGCGGGTATTGTTTTCACTGGCCGGGGCGTAGGCGGCAATCATTTGGGTCAGTGTTTTATCGCGGTAGCCGATACCGGCGCCGTAATCCAGCGGGTTGTTTGGCAGCCGCTTGCCGCCGTTACTCTCAAAAATCAGCGCTTCTTTCGCCCGCCGCCCCGCCTCTTCCGTTGGGAAGATGGCAAAACGCCCGTCCGTGCCGATTGCCCCGTGCGCTTTGGCAAACGAACCATACTCCATATTGCCTGGGTTGTTGTTGCGCCAAGAGCGCGAGCCGCCCACCTTGCGGAAGCTACCGCCGCCCTGCGTGGTGTAGGTGCGCACATTGCCGCTGCCTCCCGCTTTGCCTGACGGTGGGGTAGACTGGCTGCCAGTGCCACCCCCATCCACCGGCATATCGTTCTTAAACGCTTCATACAGCTGGTCGGCCTGTTGGGCGCTGATATCGTCCAATTGGAATTTACTGATGCGGGCCCGCAAATCCAGCACGGTTTTCCCATCCATCATCTGCTCGTACTGGTCCACCATACTAGATGCCGTGTTATGGTCGCCCAAATCCATCAGCCGATTTGCCCGCTGGCTCACCACTTCGCCCACCTTGGCACGCAATTCCATCTGTGCTTTCTCCGGCGCCCATCCGTAATAGGCTGCCGCATCGCCGATGTTTTGCTCCAGCCGGGTAATCGCGGTAGCAAAAGCCTGTTCGGTCGGTGCCACCACCGCCCCGCTTACCGTCACATCCATCCGCCCCTTCAACGTCTCTTCTTGGAACTTCCGGCCTTCAGCCATCATGTGCTTGGTTACGCCGTCGGAAAAATCCGCCTGGGTCGGACCTACGCGATGCGCAAACATCTCCACTTGGGCGCGGTTATTCAGGCTCTCCGCCTGGTCGGCAATAAACTGGTTCAGCTTATTGTTGTACTCGTCCGCCAAAGAAAGGCCGCCTTCACGGTTCAGGGCGTTCAAGCCGCGCTGCTGCTCGTATTCCTGCTGCAGCTGCAGCCGGTAGTTTTCCACCTCTACCCATTTCTGATCGGCCACGCTTTGGTTGGCCGCCATCATCTGCTGCAAGGCTTGCTCGCCATAGTGCTGGCCCAGCGCCATGGATACCTTGGCCTGCTGCATGATGCCGGCGCCGGTGTCGCTCATCTCCTGTGCATTGAAACGGGTTTGCGGCAGGGTGTTGGGTGCTACCTGAAAATTGTCATAAGTTGGTGTCTGCATGGTTCTGTCTCTATCGTTTCAGGGTATGAATGCGGCTGGTACGGCCGTAGTTATTGCTGCCCAGCAATCTTTTCTCTTCTGCGCTCAGCTTGCCGCTGCCGATGCCTTTTTGCCGTGAATACTTATCCCAGTATTCCGCCACCATCGGCGCCGAGCCGAGCAGGGTTTGCAAGCCCGTGCCGGCAGGGTTGATGGATGAAGCTTGCGCCAGCCCCATCAATGCCTGATTGCGGTAATCGGTAGCTTGGCTGCGGTAGCCCCACGCATTGCGCAGGGCGTTTTCCTCAATCGTTTGGGCATCGATTTCCTTCATAATATCGGTAGCGGCCAGCATTTCCGCCGCGCTGCCTTCGTTCATCACAATACCGTTGGCGGCCAGCGCTGCCCTCTGTGCCGATTTCAAATGCCCGGCTTGCAAGGTGTGGCGGGCATATTCCGCTTGGCCTCGTGCCAATTCCGTTTTCGCGCCCGTTTCGGCAATGCTGGCGTTGATTTCTGCCATTCTTGCCTGATGCTGCAGATTGCTCTTTTGCGCCTTGGCCGAATAAAAGCTGCCGGCAAAACTGCCCAATAAACCGAATGCTTGGCCTACCATCGCCGCCATATTGGCCGTATTCATCCCGCCACCCGCGCTATTGCCAGCGTTGCCAGCACTAGGGGTGTAGCCGCCGCTTTTCAGCAGCTTGCCGCCTGTTACCGTTTTTGACAGCTTTGTGTCGTAGGCTGCCAGCTTCGGGCTATTGATTGATGTAACTCTCATTCTGTGCCTCCTATCCGCCCAACACTACTTCAGCCGTTGCCCCCACCACCGTTAATGGCAAGGGCTGGGTTTGGCGTACAAACACCTGACCGCCGTCATCCCAAGCAGGCGGCATGACCACTGCAATATCGCCGCTGCGCAGGGCAGGCGGTTGGCCGTAAGGCTCATCACGCCGCTGCTTGGCTTCGGTCAGCTTGTCTGCAGTCGGCCCTACCCAAATGCCGGATGAACGCCATACCCGCAGCAGCACCTTATTCACGTTCTTTTTGCGCCCTTGTCCGAAAGCACTATCAATCTGCGCCGCCACCGGCAGGGTTTGCATATCACTCACTATCGGCAGGCCGACGTGTACTGTCTTGGCTTTTATCGGCAGCCTAATCTTGCCATCGCGCACCAGCGTTTCCGGCAGCACCGCGCCGTCCGCCAGTATCGCCACCGTCTCGCCTTCCAAGTGTTCCAACCCCTGAATTTCGTTTACCGCCGCGCCGGAGTAGCTCAAGCCGCAATCCACGAAAAACGCCTCTTCCTGCCGGGTAAAGGCACGGCTCTCCAGCCGCTCGATAAAGCGTTGTGTGCCGCCCGCCAGCTTGCGCAGTACTACGCAATACAACACATCTTCCGCGCCTTCAGCCACCACCGTGCAGCTTTCAAACCGACCTTTGTGGGTATCGTGCCGATGCCAGGCGCCGATTTGCTGTTCAGGAATATAGGTATTGCCCAACAGTTCGCCGGATGAAGACACAAACCACACCACTGGGACAGGGGCCTTGCTGTAGGTCATATCCGCAATATCGAAGCCGTCAAACAGATGCGGGCTGCGTAGCGACAAATCGCCGCTAACATAGCCGCCGGCCTGCCATGAATACGCCATTTCGCGCACATGCCCGCCGCGTGCCGCGCAGTAAATCAGGGTTGAGTTCACTACCACCGGCTGCACGTTGGAAGCGCCGATATAGGAATGAGGGGCTACCGATACTGAAGACGGCGTGAGTGCTTCAGAGTTCACCGTCTCCATGCGCCACTCCGCCGATGAAGTCAGCAAAATCAGCTTATTCAGCGGCACGATGTGGCGGATGGTATTGGCTTCACGCGCCGCCACACGGAACGCAATGCGGTCATCTTCGCGGGTTGGAATGGAGTACGACATATTGCTTTCCGTGCCGCTCTTGGTCATCCAAATGTTTTGTGGTTGAGAATGCGTACCGGCAAACACCCTGCGCTGTGAGAAGTACGACACCGCCGCCGGAAAGCTCTTGCCCGACACCGCCACCTTGCCCAATAGCGCACCGCTGCCGACAGTTGCCTGCACCGTAATACTGGGCGCGGTATAGCCGCTGCCTTTTTTCACTACCCGCACCGCCGTGATGCGCCCGCTTTGCACCACCGGCAACAGCTGCGCCCCGCTACCCGTAGCGTCACTAACCACCAATTCCGGGAAGCCGTCCAAGCGCATGGATACTTCTGCCGGCTGCCATACCTTGCCGCCGATTTGGTCGCCGCGCTGATACACTTTGGATTCATTGCGGAACACCAAACGCGGGGCGGTGTAATCGCGCCCGGCCTGTACCCGGTCGATGCGCACAATCTTGCCGCCCTGCACCACCACATCCAGTTCCGCACCGCTGCCGCTGCGGTCTTCAATACTGAAAAAATCGCCGCTGCCGCCCTGCGGATTAGGTGCACGGGTGCGGAATGTGCCATTCTGCGGATAATTCTGCCCGCCGCTCTGTACCGTGGCTGAAGCGATACCGCTCTTTTCCAAGTAGCCCCGTCCGCCATCCAATACCGACACCGACAGAATGCCGCCGGAAATAAACACATCGTCATACAAGGGCGGCGTTACCGACATATCCGCGCTGATGTTGTCGTCATCAAACGCCGTGGTCGTAGTCTGCCCGATGTAGCCGTACATCCCGTTATGCCGCTTGTACACTTTGTAACGGCTGGCGTCGGTTACCGGATTCCAGCGGATCGTGTTGCGGTGACCGGAGGTGTACAAATCATTCATTACCTCCGCTTCCGTCGAAGCTTCCGATTCCGAAGTGCCGTCTTGGGCAATCGCCGTGACCACATACCCAAACAAAATGCCGCCGCCGCCGTGTGCAGTCGCTGCCACCCCTTGTGGCGCATCTAACTCCGGCTTGAAACGGATGGTTTCCAACCGCCAATCTGCCGCGCCGTAACGCTTCAATTCCATCGGCGGATGGTTCGGATGTACCAAAGTTACAATATCGGCCGACTGCACATAATGCACATCGAACAACTCCGCTTCCTGATACGGCGTAGCCAGCTCATAAGGCCGGTTGTTGTTGTCCAGCAGGGTTGCCCCTTGGGTATGAAAGCGGCAGTATTGGTGGCCGAACTCAATCACTACCGTCTGTGTGGTCGAGTAGGTAAACGGCAGCAGCCGCACCTTCCTATCCGCATACTTGGCCGCCCGCACCAGCTTCAGCCCGGCACGGTTCTCCACCGCGCCTTGCGGCTTCACTACGAAATTACGGCACAAAGCCAAGCCGCTCTGATACTTCTCGTCCTCGATACGGCCGAACATCTCCGGCGCAATTTCGCCGCCGGCAAAAGAATGTTTGAATAAACGGACACTACTCATCGCTGCTCCATCCACACCACTTTATGCGTTATCGGCAGTTGATACTGGTTGGCATCTGCTTCCTTCGCCTGCGGCAGGTATACCGATACCATCTGCAAGCAGCGCTTCGCTTCCGCCGTCCCGGCATCCCCTTTCAGCATCGGCCCGGCCAACATTGAAGCCAACTGCCAAGCCAAAGCTTCCGTGAACAATGGCGGGAACGAATTAGGCTCCACCGCCCCGTCTATCCATTGCCCCCACACTAAAGGCTGATTAGCCAACACATGCCGCCCCTGTACCGCAAACGGCATCCGCACCCCATAGGCATCATGCACCGCCACCATTTCCAAAGCTTCAGCTGGCAGGGCGAATACATAAGCAAAGCGTGCATCGCCCTCCCGATCTATCCGCTGCAGCGGCTCATAGCGTGTAGCAAATCCCCAATGGTGCAAAGCGAGCAGCGAGCGCAAAGCCTGCGGGTAGAAGCGGGCGCAATGTTCGGCTTGAACACTGCCTTCCGGTGGCTGGATTGAAGCCACCGTGGCCGTATCCCCCAAGTGCGACAAAGCAAGATTGCAAATCGTTACTGCGTTGCTCATCATCTACTCCAAAGAAAACCGCCTGCCGGCCGGTTTGGCTGGTCAGGCGGTTGGTTTACTCTGCTTCGCCTTTAGCTCCCGGCTCTGCGTCATCTTCAGCTACCGGCTCAAACCACAAGGCTGTTTCCCCAGCGGCCACATAGAAGCGTTCACCACGCTGTCGGATTTGGCCGTAGAAACCGGCTGAGGTAGCTTCTACCAGCTGGAAGCTGTCTTCCGGCACCTGTTCCGGCGTCTGCTCTTTACGTGCCATAGCTACCTCCTACTTGATACGCGGGCTATCAGCGGGTGGGGTATTAGCTTGCAGGCCGGCCACAATCTGCGCCGAGAATTTGCCACTACCCACCGCGCCGTCCACAGTGTAGTTCAGGCGAACGAAACGCTTGTGATTAACCGGCATCGGCAGCACTACTTGTGCTCCGGCTTTCAAATCAGCTGCCGACACCACGCCATTCAACACATCAGCATAACCAGTACCGGAAGTAGCGCTGTGCTGCAGGGCAAAGTTGATTTTGCCCGCACCGCTGGCTGCTTCAGCCACCGTAACCACCACATACAAGGGCTGGCTGTTCAGGCCGAGGTTCGGCATAGGCTGACCAAAATCTATTTCGTGCGTAGAGGGCGCAGTGGCGCTCACAGTCTGCTTGTCGGAGAGTTGTAGGAATTTATCAATGATCATGCCATAGCTCCTTATTTAACCTGCGCTTCGCTCAACAGAAGCGCATCACTGCGTTTTACCGGGATACCGTCAAACGACACCACATGCTTGCCGGCCACCTGCTCCATGGTCAGGGTTGAGCCCATCACCTTATTGGCAATCTGGCGGCGCAGGAAGCTGCGTACTTTGCGGTTTACGTAGAACACCGCACGGCCCATATTGGCGTTGGGCAGCAACTCAATAGCCTGAGTCATCAGGTCGATCAGGTCAGCACCGGCTTGGGCATCCTTGGTCAGCTGTTGCCAGTTGATGTTGGCAATGCGCACCACATAGCGCCAATCGCGCAAGGTCAAACCGGCATCCCATTTATAGTGGGTACGGTAGGCCTGATACTCGCCGCCTTCAGCATCTTTCACTGTATCTTCGCCCAAGTCGCGGATAACCAAACCTGCCTTACTGCCTTTCGGATAAATGCCGTGCAGGGTATTCGGTCCCCATACGCACAACCAAATCGAAGTCAGGTCATTGCCAGTGCCGCCGGCATCAATGATGTTCTGGCCGTTTTCTGCTGCCTTGCTGTTGAAGCGCGGAGCTAAGCCGGTAAAGCGCTGCGGCGTGGTGGAGGTGTCGCCGTAGAACAAGGTATTGGCCAGGTTCTGGTTCATGCCCTCCACGAAAGCACGCTCTTCACTCAAGCGCCAAGCTGCCGAATTACCGTTCAAATCAGCCAGCGCCTTATCGGTCAGCGCGTAGCTTTCCAGCATGCCCATGCTGTCTTTGATGGTAACCGTGGTTGATTTCTCCGGCTGCACACCGTAGTTCAGCATACGCCAAGTACCCTGCGGCAAACCGCTGCGCACCGTGGTTTTATGCTCAGTGAAACCGTTGGCTTCCAACCAAGTGGCATCCTCCAAGATTTCATTGGTTTCCGTCAGCATTTCGATGATGTCGGAGATATTCCCCTTGTCATCCATGCGGCTGGCCACATCGGCCAAAGTCGGATTGTTGTGTGTCAATACACCCATTGCTTACCCCTTTTAAGGATTCATGTTGCTTGCGTTGTAAAAACTCTGCGCCGAACGCGCCTCGCCCTTGTTGCCATTGACCATGCCGTCCTCCCGCAAGGTCAAACCAACCCGGTAGAACATCCGGATAAAGGCCGGATGGTTGCCCAAGCCGGACTGATTGAGTAAATCAGACAATTCCGGCGAGCCGTATTGCTGCAAGGCACGCTTCGCCACCGCCATGTTTTCGTTCAGCTTGTCGCCGCCAAACTCCGCATCCGTGCGCGATTGTTGCGCCCATTGATTGCTTAAAGCTTCCATCTGCGCACCGTGGCGCTGCTCCAACATAGCCGACATCCGACCCAGCATCAGGTTGGCCTGATCGTTATCCAAGCCGATTTCCCGCGCCGCCGCCTCGTATTCCTTCAGCACATCGGCATCGTATTCTTTGCCTTCTGCCGCCGTGAATTGATACTGCTCCGGCACAGCCGGCTTTTCTTGCTGTTCAGTCGCGGCTGGCTGTTCCGGTTCGGCAGGCTGCTGCGCTTCCGCCACCGCTTGCCCTTGCTCCGGCGCGGCTTCTTCCACCGCCGCTTCCGTGATTAAAGTCTCATCGCTCATCGCGTGTTTCCCTCATCATCAAATCGTATTCATCCGGGCATTCGCGCATCACCCAGTCCAACAGCCACAAGCCAAGATTGCGCTGCCCTTCGGCAAACGCCATCCGAAACGGCTCAGGGCTGAACACCGAACGCCACACGCCGGCCTGCTCCAACAAACGCCACACCACCCGCCGTCCGGCTGGCAGCTTCATCAGCGCCCGAATATCCGACTGCATCGCTTCCTGTTTCATTACCCCTCCAGCTGTCTGCCGCCACTCTAATACAACTCATGCGCCGTCGAGTGTATGTTTAAAATCAGGTAAATTATTCCGTTAATAATCGTTAATTCCAGATGGTGGGCAAAACAAAAGCAGCCCAAAGGCTGCTGAAAAAGTCCGCACGGGGCGGGCTGGGCATATCTTTAATCTATTGAATATAAACAAGATTGCATAAAATATTATGCTTTCTGATATAGTCAAGCGAAATCTGTGTAAAGAAAGTTGAATACTAAATACCCATAGGTTATACTACTGGCTAAGTGGATTGGGGGGTTCCCTGGTCGGCGTCATGGCTCCGGTTACCGGGGCCTTTCGCTTTTTCTAGCGGCGGGAAGGTGGCGAGGCCATACCCAAGATACTCTTCGCCTAAGTGTTCCTTGTCTTGACAAAAGAATTTTTTCTCCAGCACAGAGAATGCTCTGTTCTCTTTTCCGTTGCCATCTATTAAATGCCTGCCAATTGGGCGTGCCACAAGGTCTGCGAACTGTAGCCCGGTTGAATTGGTTTGTTTTGACTTAATCAATATTTCAAACGGTAGCGGTATCTTAAATGCGTTATCCCCATCGCAAATCCTCCTAAACTCCAGCTCTAGGTTTGCATCTTCATTTTTACCTCTAGCTTCAAATACGATAAACGTTTTTAGTTTCTCCTGCCTTTTCTCTATCATAAACCGATAAAGCCGTTCTAAGCATAAACCTAAAGCGATATTGTATGCGCTACTGTATTGATGTTTGGCAGGCATCCTGTTTTTCAGAATAGCACCGGATATGAGCACAAACTTACTTTCCTGCATAAGTTTTTGCAAATCAAGCATAAATTCATCTTCTTGCTCCTCTGTTGGGAAAGTAAACGGCGGCATTTTCTTCCGAATCTCTTTTTCATGGAACACAACCATATCATGCCCAAAGTGATTGAATTTCAAGCTCTGGACGGCAGGAACTAGGGAATCTGTATAGTAGCGCTTATGGAAAACGCACAGAGCCAACACAAAAACCGGATAGCCAGAATCTATATTCTCCAATTTCAGATTGGAATCCCCGCTTTCATCAACATAGACAATATATTGGCTAAATTCCTTGCTGTATGTGCGCTCGGCAAAGTCGAAAGATAGCTGCGCCTGTTTTTCCGATTCGGTCAGCTCCCTTGGCACAGTTATTGAAGCTGCCTTCTGTTTTGCATTATCTTTGCCGTCAGCAGCCTTGTTCATATTTTCTCCATTGGCTAAAGCAAGATTCTAGAGGTGGGACTAAATCCGTATTTTTCTCATCTATCGCCATGTTTTTTAACACCTCTTACCCGGGACTAAAACGCCATTATAACGCAGCCAGTCCTAATTACTATTAATCCAACTCGCTCCACGTTTCAACACACAGCCGCCATACCGACGGCTGGGTTGAAATCATACCACCGGCGCCAATCAGCGACTAACCTGATGCCTCAAGCAGGGAATTTGCTCGTCGATAAAGTTCATCTTGCTGTAAGTGATGCGGTGGCGGTAGATTTTCCCGTTGTGCACCGTTACATCGAAGCGCCCCTCGTCGTTCAAATCAAACGGCAGATTGGCCTGATGGCGGAACAATTTCGGCACGGTCTCCAGCTCCACTTCGTCAACCAACGGGCGGCCTTGCAAAACCAACGAATGCACATAAGCCACGGCAGCAGGCAACAACGGGGCGGCGATTTGGTCGATATGCGCCACACCGAAGCGCTGATGCACCATGCGGTAGGCAGCCGAATAATCGATACCGCAGCGGGCGACCAGTAGCTTAACCGCATCCACCAAGCCGCGCCGTTCGTCTATCGTGGTTTGGGTTTCCAGCTTGGGGCTACCTGAAACATCCTCCTGCGTATCGAGAAACGCGCGGATAACCTTCAGCGAGAAGGCCGGGGAAATCCACATGCCGTAGTGAACCACCAGCTCTTTGCAAACGAAAGTGCCAAGTCCTTGTTTCTTTTGGATAGCTGGAATTCCAGCTATTTCAATTTCAGCAATTAAATCAGCGGTTTGTTTGTTTTGCAGCCAATTGGAAGGTTTATGCCGCGCTTCGCCGCCGCTGGCTTTGTGTAAATCGTTGAGGGAATAGAGGTTGTCGAATTGACGAACAGAAACGTTGGCCACAGAGATTTGAGCGTTCATGATGAACTCCTTATTGTTTAGGATTAAAGGCCACCTGAAATTAGGTGGGGGTGTCCTACGCCAATAAGTAGCGCCGGGTCGTTGCCGATACCCGCACCCCCGTAAACTTGAAAATCTGATGAAGGAGAGAGCAATCAGCAGATTGTTGGGGATTTGGTACAGATACAAAAATACCGACAACTGGTCGGAGCAGCTTATTGAGTAGGAGACTGCATCATAAACAAAACCCCCTGCGGATGCAAGGGGGTGTCAGTTAATGAAAGATTGGGAAGTTATCCGGTTTCTCCAATAAAGCTAATGAGGATTTAAGTGCCTCAAGCTCTTTTGCTTTTTCAACAGCGTATTGGTTAGCGTTTAAGTAAGACCATAAATACGCAATAACCGTTTCCGCAGCTTGGCGGTAGTCGGCAATAGTCTTATTTCGGTCGGCAGTTTCTGGGGCGCTAACCTCAAGCACTCTAGCCATAATAAGGGCAGGGCTTGCAAGCGCAACTAATTCATCAATTTCAAGCGCAATAGTAATTGTGGTTTTCTTGTCAGCACTCATAAGCTTAATTCCTAATCTAAATATCTTACTTGCTTTGAGTAGCGTTTTGGGATGCTGCCGGCTGTTGCGCAGTATTGCTGCTTAGATTCCTTGTTCCGCACGATTTGGCTTCATAAGTAGTCCTAACAGCTTCTTTCTCCCCGCGCAACACAGCCAATTCTGCGGCTTCAATACCATCGCCTTGTCCATAACCTAACCAGAACGCTTGAACTTGGCTGGATTTCACACGTTGCTGCTGCGCAGCTGTTGCCTGTGCCTCACGACGAACGATTGAATCTAACTCGGCTTGAAGCCTCACGCAATCAAGGTTTTCGTATTTAACAGGAGAAACATAAGCCCCAGTTATCTGAGATGGTGGGGTAGGCATATTAAACATGCAGCCGCCAAGTGCAACAGCGGCAGTTACTACAATGAAGCACTTCCTCATGGCTTAAACTCCTTAACAAAATAAAACAAATTCTATCATACCCCAAGCCAAATAAAAAAGGCAGCCTGCGCCGCCCTTTATTCCTATTCCGCCTAAGCATAGCCGCTGAATGCCTCCGTCACGTCCGCATTGCTGGCGGCCTGGCTGACTTTCTGCATCGCATCCGCTGCTTGGTTGGCCATCTCCATCTGCTGCGCCTGCTGTTGCTGCTGCGCCCGCTGTTCGCGTACCGCCTGCACCTGCTCTTCCGGCAACATGATGGATTGGTCCACGCCCAAGGCAGAAGCATAGACATCCGTCAAGCGGTCGGCATCAATCTTGTCCAGCACCTCCGGCTTGAACTGTGCCACGCCGCCCACAGTCGAAATGAAGCGGTCGATGCTGTTGGTGGCCACGGCCTGCTGCGCCTGCGCCAACATTGATACCAGCTGAATATCAATATCCACCCCATCCAGTTCTTCCGGTGGCGGCGGCAGCATCTGCGCTTCCTGCATAAAGTCGAAGGTGGTTTCAATCAGCGGATCGAGCAGCTCGTTCTGCAAGCGCTCCAGCACCGGCCCCAACATCAGCAGTTTTTCCTCATGCCGTTCCGCCACCTCCGTGGCCGTCATGTTCGGGTTTTGCTGATTGCTCAACATCAGGAACAAATCCGCATAGAAGGTGCTGCGGATGCGCCCGCGCACATCCTGAATATCCTGCAGCAGGTGGTTCAAATCCAGCTGCACTTCATACAGCGGGCGGATACCTGCCTGCGAGCCGGCGGAATCGGTGTACATAATCCCGCCCGGCAGCCTGTCCACATCCCGATACTTCAGGCTGGTCGGCACTTGCAGCGGCGGATTGGTTTTGTAGTCGATACCCTGCGCCTTGCGCAGCTGCTCGTGTTGCAGCTGCTTAATATCGCCCAATGCCTCCATGCCAGGGCTGTGGCCGTAGATATCCCCGCCCGATACCGTCCAGCGCGGACAGATGGCAGGGAAACGACTGAAGCCGCTTTCACGCAGCACATCGTTTTCGCCCGCGCCTTTTTCCAAATACACCGAACGCCACGGCATATTCAGCGCATCACGGCGCGAAGCATCCCGCTCCAAGCGCGGCTCGACGGCATGGATGATGGTTACCCAGTCATCATACCGCCCATTGTCGTAGCGACGGCGCAGGGATGGGCTGCAATTATCGTAGCCGAATTCACGCACCGTCTCCGCCACCGTCTTCTGAAACTCCCGATACAGCGTGTCCACCTCGCCTTTCCAGTTGGTCGCCACCGCGTATTCCCCAACCGTCAGCGGGTAGTGATGCAGCACATCATCGAAATCCGGCAAGATGATGCTGGCCGCCGTACCGAACGCCCCCAACTCCTCATACATCGCATGCAAAGCACGGTAGGTGTTTGAACGCTGGAAGATGGTGTGCATCAGTTTGGTGGTTTGATCCAGCCACAGCTTCACCGGCTGATACTGCATCAGGTCGGCATCCTCAATCGCCAGCTTAAACCAAGGCCGCGCCGGCGAAGTCATGCCGCTCATCATACCCGCCGCCAAGATACGCAGCGACTGCGTGCCGGTGCTGTCGTAAATCTCATTGAAACGCTTGTCGCCGCGATTGCGCTCATCCGCCAAGAAGCGACCGGAGCGCGGCAGCAGATGGCGGGAAATATCGCGCCAATGATCATCCCAAGAAGCACGCTCCTTCTTCAGGTCAGCGTGCCGCTTTAGGATGCGTTTGCGTAAATTCGTGTCCATGTTTTACCCCAAGAGAGAGGTTTTGCCCAACAGGTTTTGCTTACCTAATTTTAGCTGGTCGTTTTCAACTCCTTCCGAACCGGTCAGCATAGTGCTGCTTACCCCGCCGTCCTGTTGAGCCGCCTGCAGCAAGCCGGCTGTGTTGGCTTTCTTGCTGTTGGCTTTATTGAAATCACGCTCCGCCTGCAAAGCCTGCTCCTTCGCCTGCTTTTCCGCCTGTGCTTGCGCTTGGCTTTGTTTCTTCGCCGCACGCTCGCCGGAGTAAATCGAATAACTGGTTCCCACTGCCGCTGCTACGGCGGCGATCACTGGTGCTGCTGGCATCGTCTCTATCCTTTCGTCAGTTGCCGTAAATAAACTACATCCTCACGGCGGCAACGCCGCGCAAGTATGCCTTCAAAACTGCTGCCCGGCTTGGCATGCCAGGCCACATAAGCCGCGCCACGCCGTGCCGCTTCCCGCTCAATCGTCTGCACCAAGCGCAAACCGGCCATACCCACCCGATATTCCGGCAGCAGAAACAGCGCATCGTGCTGGCACATCAGGCAGTCATAATGCGGATGGCGTGAAAGGAAGGCTGAGCAGTAGCCCACCAGTTCGCCCCTATCGAACGCCCCGGCAAACAGCAGATTACCCGCTGCCGCTACCGCCCGATACAGCTCACGGTTCAGACTGACCTTATCCATCCAAGCCGCTTCCGTTTCCAAGCGGTGCGTTTCCGCCAGCTGCCGTTCAATCCAATCCATATGGCGCAAGCCATCATCTATCCGCACATCAAGCATAAGGGTTGTACTCCATCACATTTCTATTCCCGCCTGCCGCCAGCAGGCTGTCGATTTTCGGCGTATCCAACAGTGCCAAACAGTAGGCACTCGCATAGTCCGGCGAACGGCCGATTTTCGCCACAATCTCTTCACGGCTCGCCACATAGATTTCCGCCCCGGACAACTTCCAAGTCGGCGCACACAAATCCGCCAGCAGTCGCGAATCCGGCGGCAGGGCGATGCCGGTATTGTTGGCTGGATCGAGTGCTTCACGCATCCGCCACCACAGCTGCGAGCGCAGATTACGGAAGCCCAAGCGCCCCGACTTATCCCGCGCCGTCGATTTCTCCGCCACATTCACGCCAATCACCTGCTGCCGCGCCTCCATCAGAAAATCAAACGGCGCGCTGCCCACCCCGATTACGTCAATATGGATCGGCGCACGGTTACGCAACGCCGCCATTACCAAGCCAGCCGTAGCCGGGCCGTCCGGTGTTTGACTGCCCGGATACACCAGCGGCCGGTCAAACCACATCCCGTGCCGCCGCGCCAATACCGTCTCATCCTTGCCGCCGCGTGCCACGTCCACCCCCAAGCTGTCCATTTCAGGCAGCCTGTCCAAAGGCTTCCAGCGCGCCATTGCCGCCTCCACCCATGCAGTCGGGATAACCTGCCACGGGTCATCCTCAATCCCCGCACTAAAATCCCCGTTCAGCATTTGCGAGCGCAGCGGCTCGGGCAGAGATTGCAGCGTATTCACATAGCCCGTGCCCATCAGATACGGGTTATCCGTTACCCTAGACGGGATAAAGGTGCGGCCTAAAGGCTTCACTACCTCTTCCGGCTTAAACGCCCTACGGTCGAACTCATACACCGGCACACCGTCCACCAACACAAATTCTCGCCCGTCATCCACCCACACATCCTTGCCGTCCACGCTGGCCGCATAGCGGATTTCACCGCCCGCCGCCGGATTAGGAAACTTCTTATCCAGCCACGGCGCAAAGAAATCCACAATCCAACGCCCCTCCGCCGTGGTCGGCGGGTTAAAGGTCAAGAGCGCCTGGCATTTCTGATTCGGGTCGGTCGATCGCAGCCAGCCCAGCAGCGCCCGTACCTGAATTTCCAAAAAGTTCGCCGCCTCGTCGAATATCAGCAAGTCGTGCGGCCGCCCCTGATACTTCTGCCAGTCGTCAATATGCAGGCAGCTGCCCAATTCAATTTGCCGCCCGTCCAGCCGCCACACACCCTTCTGGCTGTTGAAACCGTCATCATTGCCGACCAGCTCGCGCAACCTATCCACAATCCCCTGTAGCTGCTTGGCATCGCGGCGCAGGATTAACACCTTTTGGTGCTGGGTAAGCGCCTTACCGCAGGCCAAATCCGTCTTACCGCCGCCCGCCGCTCCACCAAAGCCGATAATATCTGCCTGCGTGGTGTAGGCCGCCAACTGCGGCCCCGGCAGCGGCAACCACAGCGGCAAATCGCGCAGCAGGCTATCCAACTCCTGCCGCTCCGTCTCCGTCAGGTAAGGCAGCAATTCCGCCACCTCGCGCGGCAATACATCATTCCCCATCTTTTCTTACCTTCGCCATCGCCAACAGGCCGGCAATCTTGGCCGAACGTTCCGCATCTGAAATCACAATCGCTTCGCCATCTCGCCCGCTCAGCTCCGTCCGATCCACAAACATACCCAAATGCTTACCCAGTAAGTCCAAAGCCTTACCCGCGCCGGTCGGTTCCAGCGCATAGATTTCCACTTCCCGTGCCGTTACTTCGCCCAGCTGCGCATTCTTCACAACTTCCGTTATCCGCACCGGCTTCCTGCCCATACAAATATCCCGCAGCTCGCGCAAATCCCGGACTACTTCGTCTTGGGTTAATTCCACCCGCGCCGAACGTTGATGCCGCGCCGCTTCAATCGCCTGCTGAATGACAAGTTTTGACAAGTTCTGTGCCCCAATCTGCCGCGCCGTAGTCTCGCTATACCCCGCCCGAATCGCCGCCTGCGTGGCATTCAAATCCACCAAATACTCTTCAACAAACCTTGCTTGTTTTGGCGTTAGCTTTTCCATCCGCCCCATTGTAGTGCTCCCTCCATCTATTCGAGTGTATCCGGCGTATCCGGCCAGCGCTCATAACGGCAGATTGCCGCCACCGTACGCATCTTCACTTCATACGCCCACGCCAACGTTTCATACTTCACACCTTGTTCATGCAGCCGCCGAATCACTTCCACTTCCCGCCTCGTCAAAATTGCCTTCGGATTACTCTCCCCCGCCCACCGCCCCATTCATCCCTCCGCCCGTCCACCAAACTCCACCCCATTGCCCGCCGCCCAAGCCTGCACATACTCAATCAGGCTCGCCATACGCCGCACTCCCATCCGTGCCGTGCTTTCGCGTAGGTTGATGACTTCGCCCTCCAAGCCAATCGCCATTTCAGCCGTGCCGCCCGTAGCAATCCGGTGCCCCGACACAAAAATCATCTTCCATTGCTCGATTGAGAGTTTTTGGCCGTTGAAAGTTTTCTGTTTCGCAATATCCCCCAGCATCGCATGCAGCTTCGCGTTCTGCTCGTCCGTGCGGGTTTTCTCCCGTACTTCAACGATTGCCTTGTCATGCACTTGCAGCAGCGTTCCCGCCATCTCATACGCCAACCGCATCACATCCCGCCGGTTGTCCCGCGTGATGAATCGTTTAAACTTTTGGCTCATTCAATCTCCCTCGCCTTCCTGCGGTACTCCGCCGCCAGTTCGCGCAGTTCCTCTTTCGTCCACTTACGCGCTTCATGGTCGGTTTCCAGCTGCTCCACCCGTTCCACGCCGATGCGTTCAATCAGTCCGATACGGTAGCCGCGCAGGTTGCCGCTCTCGTACAGATTGCAGCGCACACAGCCGCCATGCACATTGTCTTCATCAAAGCGTAGTTTGTTGCTCCTGCCCGCCGGAACATAGTGGCAGGCTTGGAAGTTCTCTTTCCACGGCTTGCCGCAGCTGATGCAAGGCTTACCCCTATCCCGCAATCGAATGTAACGGTTGAACGCCTGCTGCGCCTTCTTGGTCAGTTCCGGGATGGTTTCCAGCTTGTGCCGCATCGCCTTGGTTCTCGCCCGCTCCTTGCGCTTGGCTTCCCGTTCCGACTTGATGGCCGCCTTGCGCTTCTGCTCGCGCTGATATTCAATCCCGCAAGCCGGAGAGCAGACAAACTGCAACGGCCTCTGCTTCTCAAACACAGTGCCGCATACTTTGCATTTACGCTTGGCCATTTCCTACCTCACAGCACAGCCGGTCTTGGATAAACGGGCTTCCCTTTGGTATTCGGTACATTTCACGGCCTTCACGCCGTCGGGATAAATCTTGATGACGTGCATCTTGGCAAAATCCTATCGGCTGCAATCGCGGCGGAAGTTTGCGCAGTTCATGCACAGGCCGCCTTTGGGGATATATTCGGGCATTTCACACCTCCCATCCCTCGCAGAAATCCCAGCCTTCCTGTTGGTCGTTTCCATCCCATCCATCACGTTGTTTCATTTCATTTCCTCACTTTCGCTAAAATCTCTTCACGGGTCGGCGCACCGGATAAGGCGGTCAGTTGGTGCAGCATCTTCTCTTGCAGTTTGCGGCTCGGTCGGCAGCGGCGGATTTGTTCGGCACAGCACACCGGGCAGCGGAAGTTCAGAACAGAGCCGGTTGGCGGGCAGCAGGGGCAGGTGTCCATATCACGCCTCCATCGTCAACCGCTCGAGCAACGCGGTAATCTGTGGACGGAACGGGTTGCCGTCCGGTAGGGAGGGCAGCGGCTCGCCGGTTTCCAGCAAATGCCTTTCTGCCGCCGCTTCGGAAGGCAGGCAGGTCAAAGCCTGTTCCGCAGTCAAGCGGCCTTTGCGTACCGCATCCATGATGGCAGTGGCTTGATGTTCTCGGTTGTAGCCACGACTAACAAACCATTCCACTTTGCCCCCGTTGGCCAGCAAGTCGGCAGCAAGCCGGGCATAGCTGTCACGGAAAGCCATACGCGCACCGGTTTTGTCTCCGGCGGCAAACAGTTCCCATGCCCCATTACCCGCCGCCGTCATGGCGATTTCCGGCACAATCACGGTCAATTCTTCATTGCGCCAGCCTTCGGTTAGCATCCCGAATGCTTCATCGGCAGACGGCAGGCCGGTATCGATACGCTCCAAGATGGCGGCCAAGCTCAAGCGCCCGGTCAGTTCGCGGCGGCAGCGGTTGAGTGCGGACAGCACGGCTGCCGTGTCATAGGTTTGCAAGTCATCCACCATCACATCCACCGCCGCCGCACTCAAAGCGGTGCCGGTCAGTTCGGCGGTTACGGCCAGCGCCCGTTTCAGTTCGGCGCGTTTGGCCAGAAATTCCTGTTGGTTCATGCTGCTACTCCATGCTGTTTGCGTTGATAGCGCTCCCATGCTTCCAAATCATCGGATTGCATGACTGCATCCAAGTTGCCTTGCGTGCGTTCTGCCTGTTGCGCTTTGGCTTGGGTCATCTGTTCGCCGCGCTGCATATCGGTCAGTACCTGCTGATAAGCCCGAAGCAGGCAGCCGATTTCGTGGCGGGATTGCACAAACCAGCGGTTATTGTGGGAAACGAAGTAGGCCGCCAGATGCGGGGCAATCTCCCTGCCAACGAAGCGCACCAGTTGCGCTGTCTGCCCGCGTGTTTTGGCATTCGAGGCAGGCAATACCCCGTAACGGTCACGGTAAGCCCTAGCGTAAGCTTGCCAAGTGGCTACATTGTCGGGATTGGGTTCGGATTTGGGTTTGGTAGGCCTGGCCGGTTTGGTTTCGGCCAGTTGTAATTCTGTCTCGGCAGCGGCGGGGGAAGCCCCGTCGCCATCCTGTAGAAAGTCTATGGGTAAGTCTTTGTGGAAAGTCTCTGGTAATTGTGGGTTCAAATTTGAACTCCCTGCGTTCACGGATGAATCCATAGAGTTCACGGATGAATCTTCGGCGTTCAAATTTGAATCTTCGTGGTTCACGGATGAATCTTCGTCAGCCTCGGCGGAGAAATCCAAAATCGGCGAAGCGTAGTTCACGCGATACCATTTGGTGTTATCCAACCCGTGCCGGTTGTATTCATCGGTCGTTACCAGTACGCCCATCTTCTCCAGCTTGCGAACAATGCGCCCTATCTGCTGCTTCTCCATAAATGGGAAATGCTCCAGCCATTGTTCGTAGGTGTTGTACACCCACGCTTTGCCGTCGCGGATGTTTTTGGATTTCTCGCACAGCCAATGAATCTGTTGCAGGAAGTGCGCCTCATACAGCCCGATGCGTGCCGCCAGCTTGGGCGATACCATCAGGGGATAATCGTGTATCAACAAACTGCTCATTTCCTGCTCCTCACTGCCGCCATCATGCGGCGCTCAACAAACTCAGTTAAATCCAACGCGCGGGCAAACGCCCAATTCCAAAAACGCTCACGCATGGCCTGCCTCCGTTTCCACCATCTGCGCCAGCCTGGTGATACCCTTGGGGGTCAGGTACACTTGGGCGCGTAGCTGCTCTGTGCCGCTGCTGTCGGTGTAGCGGTGCTCGCTGTGGCGGATGAGCCCCTGCTGCACCTTGTCCTGGTAGCCTATCCACGAGCCGCGCCCGTCCCGCTTGTAAATCCAGCGGCGCATGCTCAACAGGCCGAACAGGTCTTTGGGGCGGAGTTTGAGCAGCTTGGCGGCATCGGTGATGCACAAATCGCCGTCGGCGTGGCTGATGCGCTCCAATGCCTGCGCCTTGGGCTGGGTTTCGGCCAGCAAGGCGGCCTGCTGTTCGTTGCGTTCGGCCAGGTCGGCGGCCAAGCGCAGGGCTTCGGGCAGGGTTTGCGGCACGGACGGCGCGGCCTGCTCTTCCAATTCCATCCAGCGGCGGTTGATGCGGATGCGCACGTCGGCGCGGTAGCCGGTTATCAGGTCGATGCACTGCTCGCGGGTTAGTAGGTATTCGCGGTATTCGATACCGTTTAACTGGCTGATATATTTAGATTCCCCAATTTTGGGGAATGCCATTTCGGCATAGGTGGCATTGAGGTTTTCAATGTCGCGCAACACATGGTCATGCCGTTTCTCGCACAGTTGGGCGATTTCGCGGCTGCTCATCAAGGGTTGCTGTTGCTTGCCAAATTGGATGATTTGATTCATAATCGTCTCCACCTTATATTTTGTTAATATTCTTTCGCCCGCATCCCTATGCGGGCTTTTCTTTATTTGCCCCACCATTTCCGGAGCCGCCGGAACCAAGCCACCTTGACCGGCACATAAATCCGTTGCATGATTTGCCCGTCATAACGCGCAGTGGCCGCAGCCCTCAGTTTTTCCCTAGCTTCCTCCGGGCTGTCCGCCCAAATGCTTAATGACCACATCCTGCCTTTGAAACGGTAGGAGAACGTGTATTCGTTTTTTGCATAATCCATAAGGAGTTCCTTTATGTATTTCGAAATGTATAGAGATGCCCGTGATGAATGGCGCTGGCGGTTGAAAGCCGGTAATCATGAAGTCATTGCCGTCAGCTCCGAAGGCTACGCATCCAAACAAAGTTGTTCCCATTCGATCGACTTAGTTAAATCCACTACAGCCGGCACCCCGGTTAAAGAAGTGTGATTCCCCAGCCCGCCCAGCGGGCTTTTCTCTTGCCTAATCTTCCCGCTTGGCAAACCGCACCAAGTCTAGGAAATCCCCGCACATTTCCAACGTATGGCCTAACTCGTCTTTGAATCCGTAACGTTTGAAATAAGCTATAATTTCCGTATCGCTCATCCGTTCGAAAGGCGCCGGACAAGAAGAAATCGAAATAATTTGCCTCTTTGGCAGGGTAATTACGCCGGCAAACTGTTTGTTTTCTCTATTCTGGCCGGCTATATGCGGAGCAAGGGTTAATGCTTGCTCCGTTTCTGCAACCACAAAACCGACCGAATGCACGATGCTGGTTTCCACCTCGATGTCATCCAGTGTCTCCCATCCGGCAGGGCAGCCGAACGCATCTTCCCAGACTACAAGTTTGATTTCTTTCATCTTTCTATCCTTCTGTCCGTGCTACAAAGTGTTCTGATTGCCCGTCTGTCCGGGCTGCCAAGCGTCTTTCCGCTTTGTCTGCCGTGGTAAAATGGCTGTCTCTCACAACAACCAACCACGAAAGGTAAAATCATGCGGTTTAAAGTTCATGGCTATGGGACAGCAAAACACGCAATCCCCATACTTTTTCAAAATAAAACCCACGAGTTAGACGGAATTGAGACAATACAATGCGGGGATGTTCTAACCATCGCTGATATTCCTGAGCCGCAGGGCTTGCTTGTTGTGTGTGATCGAGAGATGAAAATATCTGTTGATGACGGTCGCGTATTTCTTGTATTGAACGTCGGGCTCTTTTCATCGCTTGATGAATACCGTGAACGATTCGATAGATAAACATCATCAGAATCAAGGCTGTCTGGAGCATTAGCAAACTTAAGACGGCCTGCTCAAAAGTACTCATCTTCTTTCCCCTTGGTTAAGCTTCATCAGCTCTATTTGTAACGCCTGGGAGACTATCGGCAATTCATCAGCGCATCCTTGGATTGCCAGCGCGAACAAAACTTTTTTAATCTCCGCCTTGTCCTCATCCGACAGGGCGGCCTGTTCTTTGACCTTCACGCGGATACCCACTTCAAGTTCCAGTTTTTCTTTCATCTTCTTTCCTTTCTCAAAAATATTTGCCTAACCCCATAAATCCGGACGTAGGTCTTTTCTGGACACACCAATTCCTAGGCCTTCAATTTCTACGGCAACTTCTGCCGGAATCTTGTTTCTACCCTTTACCCAGCTGTTGATAGTGGAACGTTTCTTCCCAAGCCGCTTTGCCAACTCGGCTTGACTGCCCAAGGATGCGATTGCTTTTTCTAGTGGTTTCATAGGTTATCCTAAAAATTTACCTAGAGTATATTTTAAATACACCATAAAGTAAATATTTGGTAGCCGAAATCTGTATATTTAAAATGTACAATGTGCGCAACTCATGAATGGAGACCGTCATGCAATACGATTTGGCTACCTGGGCGCAGCAAGCGCGGAAAGCAGCGGCAATGACCCAAGAGGACTTTGCTTTGGCTCTAGGGTATTCATCCAAAGCCAGTATCAACGCCATAGAAAAAGGCCGGAATAATCCGACCTTTGAAGCGATGGTAAAAATGTCCGAACTATCCGGATTCCCCCTGCCCTACCAAGATGAAGGGCTGCCTGAAAAAGTGCCGGACGACAAAATTCGATTTGAGCGTTTGAACGCCGAAGCCGCACTAGGCAGCGGCTTTCCGAATGACCACCATATTGAGGTTGTGGACTATGTAACCGTAGCCCGCTCTTGGGCGCGGGAGAATTTGGGCAACAACCTATCCAGCATCAAAATCATCACGGCACGCGGGGATTCCATGAAAGGCACAATTGAAGACGGTGATGTCATGTTCGTGGATGAAAGCATTACCTACTTCAGCGGAGAGGGAATTTATGTCATTTGGTATGCGGACGGCCTGAAAGCAAAAAGGCTGCAAACCTCAGTTGATGGCAGCCTGAAAATCATCAGCGACAACGAACGGTATGAGACGGAAACTGTTGCTGGGCATGATTTAGACAATATCCGTATTTGTGGGAAAGTTAAAGGCAGCTGGTCTTTTAGCCAGTTTTAAGGAGAACGACCCAATGAAAACCATCTACATAGCCCAAGCCTTTGCCTACGGGGCAAAAAAAGGCAACCCCCCCCCCAACCTGCCCAACGAGCAGCCGATACAGTACGCATCAGCAGACCAGGCAATCAGCCGAGCAAGAAGGATGGCAGAGACTAAGGCCGGGGCGATTGCGATAGCCCAGCAGTTTGACGAGGCTACGGGTGAAGCAGGAGATTATGAGGTGTTGTGGCAGGGTGGGACGTTGCCGCAGGGGTTGGTTGAGGATTAGTGCTTCAGTAAGGTAAATGTAATTGCACTATATAACTAAAAAGATATAATATGCCGCTAAAACTTTTTATCCATGACCATGCAGAGCAGGATTTAAACCGCCTGTCCCAGCATGATGAAGATGGCGTTGCCTATCTTGACCATGTGATTGCATTGATAGAAGAAGAGCCTGATTTATTTGACAATCTGGCAGATGAAAAGTTTTATCGAGACTATGACCCGCCCATTGGCTTGCTGGGGATAACAGTAAAAAGAATAGGGGTATTATGGGAGCAGCAGATAAGGGTTATGCGCATCCGGCTGGATGATGAGACCGTGATACCTTACAGAATCCTCTATTGTGTGCGGCATGAGCGACAACCGAACGGCGCTTTAAGTAGGCACCTGCATATTTTAGCGGTTGCCCACAAATCTCTTGATTGTTTTGACTATCAGCCGAATCATAAGTTGATGTGCAGGGTAAGGAACGATTATGCAAACATCTATTAAATTATGGTATCAATGCGGCGTGTTAATCGTCGCTGCGGTAGCCGCCCCGATGGCGGAGGCTACGCCTAGGGCACCCTCTGCCATGCCAACCGCCTGCTATATCAACGGCCGCCCTGTCTCTGTTTGCGTGCCAGCCGGTAGGTATCTGAACCGCATTCGTAGCAACCCGCGCAGGAAAGCAGCAATGGAAAGGGTGGCCGGCCGAATAGCCGACCGTTTAGCACAGGACATAGGCGGCGAAACCATTGTCAGCCTCCGCTTGAGAAAAGGCTTCACTCAAAGCGAGCTGGCAAAGGCGGCCGGGGTTCAGCAATCCTATCTTTCACGCATTGAGCATAACCAATATTCTCTGCATACTGACACCCTGTCTAAATTGGCTGCTGTTTTGAAAGTGAGCGTGGATGAAGTCAGAAATGCCTTTAACCGCCAATGGGAATACTTGGAGAAAAAAGCATGACCACTGCCACCTTAACCGTCCAATACTGCGACGAAATCATCCGTCATGCCGGTGAGTTGAAATATTCCCTCATCGGCGTGCGCCCAGGCTTTTACCTTATTCCAGAGAAAACGGCTGTTATCCCGCAGTTGTGCCTCTGCATCACTTATCACATCCCAGTAACTTGCCAAGGTTTTGTGCCGGGAGCCCAGATTCATATTGATATTCTGCGCAATAAAACAGAGGTAACGTGGACATTAGACATGGTTCCTGAAGCTTCTGAAAATACAGAGGGGCACGATTCTTTGAATGGGGTTTTAATGCAAACTATGCTAAATTTCCCTGTGTCTAATCAGGATCTTATTCATGCAAGATTAAGAGCTGGCGATAATATTCTCATTGAGAGCAATCAGCCTCTTAAAATAATGGATATGCAAAGTTTCGCAGCCGAATCCCCTACTTTAAAACCTACCAGCTTCTACCACCCCCCCACCCCGCCCAGCGCGGGCTTTTCTTTTGCCCGTCAAATCCCATCCAACTGTAAACCAGTAGCTGACTGTTGCCGCCATGCGCGGCTTTTTTGTTGTTTTAGGTATATTTAA